GACTCCCCCTGTACCTTTAAACGCTTTAAATATCGAAGGTCCAAACTGTGTTAGAGCAGCAACAACTGAAAGAATTGGTCCTGCTAGTGAAAGGAATAATGATTTTAACGGATTTTCTTCAACTGCATTAGCTAACTTGCCTAATGCTTCTACTGCTAGCATTGCAGCTTTAAATGATTCTTCTAGTGCTGTGCTAAATGAATCTAAATGGGTTAATGCAAGTGCTTGCATTCTTATTGACATTTCTTGTTGTTGCGCCATTAGATCAACAGCTACTCCGCCTGCGCCTTTTGCTCCTGCGGCTTGTTCAGCAGCTATTTTAGCTCTTTCTTCTTCAGATTTCGCAAAAGTTGCTGTGTACTGAGTTGCTCTTAAATTTATAGCACTAGCTGCCTGTGCATCAGCACTAGTAGCCATAGCCATACCTTTGTTGGCCATTGCAGCATCATGAGTCGATTGCATTGTATCTTTTTGTAATCGAGCAGTTTGCTCTGCAGACAGTGAACCATCCTGTGCTGCTTTAAATGTTTTAGTATTAAACTCAGCAATGCCTCTATTAGTTGCTTGTGCTATAGCAAGGTCTTTGCTGATAACACTACCGTAAATCATATTTTCACGGAAAGCTCGTTGCTGATCCGCATTCATATTCATCATTGCATCATTAATTCGTGCTTGTTCGGTGGCTGATTTACCATCTAATATTTGTTGGAATGCCAATGTATCATTATCTTGGCGAAGTTTTTCTTGTTTAGATTTTGTATCTTCACCTGTTAGATCAGACAGCACCTTCATGTTTTTTGCATATTCTTGAGTCTGTGCTGCTATCTGTTCGTTTGATGCATTTAATTTTCTTGAAGGTCCGGCCATAATAGCCATTGTTGTTGCATAAGCATCGGCTTGTTCTTCTAAGCCCATACCCAGGGCAAACATTCCGTTACGTGCCGCGTCACCTCCTTTTTGCATAGCGGCAGCCATACGTTTACTACCTTCTGCTACACCGAGACCCGATCTTGCAAATGCATCTCTATTTTGAGTAACTGCTTTAGAGAATTGGTCTAATGTCATTCCAGCACTTAACGCAGTATCAGTCATACTGATCAAGCCACCGCTATATACTGCTCCTGCCGCTGACATTGATTGGAAACCAGCAATTAATTGTTTGGTTTGACCAAGCATAAATCCTATGCCGGCTTTAGCTAGTTCACTTAACCCAGTACTTGCGGCACCCAGTACTTCGCCAAAAATACCTGCAGCACGTCCTGCCATTCCAACTTTGCCGCCGGCACCTGCTGTTGCAGCACCAAATGATTTTAATGAATTTGCACTACCTTGATTGGCTGCGTTAACAAGATCAACACCAGCAGTCATCATTGATGTAGCTACGTCAAATGAGTCTCCACCACGCAATGCTGTAGTGGCTGCTCCGGTAAATGCTTTAGTTACGCCGGCGCCTATTGTTCCAGCTAAACTATACACACTATCTTTTAATGCAGCGTGCGCCTTATTACGAGCATTCATTGCTTCGAGATCAGCTTTAGCATCAAGTAGAGCTTGTTTTTTACTTTGATCTGATGTTTTGTTAACTTCGTTTCTTAGATTATCTAGTTGATCTGATAATTCTTCGGCGCTTACTTCACCTTTGTCGATGCTCTTTTTAAGATCATCCATGGATTTTTTAATGTCAACAGACGATTTTTTGAATGCGACATTAAATTTCTCAACGCCGCCCGCTAACTCTAATATTTTTTTCTTGGCTTCGACCCCAGAGAGATTCATTAATTTAGCAACATCTGCATACATCTCCATTTGAGCTCGTGCTTTATCCGATGCGTTAGCAAGTGCTTCAATCCTCTGGTCTAATTCTTTTTCATCCATGGTTTTAACCTATAAATATATAGTATATCAATTATATTTATAGGAAATAAAACCATGGCTCAAATCAATAACGCAAATCCGTTAGCTAAACACTTTCGCCAACCTGCGCTGTATATCAAGTTAACCAGTGAAGGACGTTTTTGGAAAGAAGGCTCATTAGAACTACCTGTAACAGGCGAACTTCCTGTATATCCAATGACCACCAGAGATGAAATTACATTACGCACACCAGATGCACTAATCAGTGGTACTAGTGTAGTCGATGTTATACAAAGTTGCTGTCCAAGTATTAAAAACGCTTGGGATATGCCCAGCGTTGATGTAGACACTACATTAATTGCTATCCGTATTGCTAGTTACGGTCCTACAATGGCTATTGGATCAACTTGTCCAAAATGCGGTACAGAACACGATTATGATGTAGACTTAACTGCTACGTTAGGTTCTGTATCAATGCCAGATTATTCAAAAACTGTTGAACTACCTGATGGATTATCTGTCAGCCTTAAACCATTAACCTATGCTCAAATTAGCAAATCTGGTAACACTGTGTTTGAAGAAGAAAAGTTAATTCAAACTCTAGCAGATCCAGATCTTGATGCAGAAGTTAGAAAAGTCAAATACACTGAACATATTAGTAAAATGGTCGAATTAAACATCGAAACCATAACTAATTGCACAGCCGCAATTACCACAGAAGACGGTAATGTTGTAACAGACACAAAATTTATTAGAGAATACTATACAAATTCTGAATCGACTGTGTTGCGCACAATACAACAGACAATCGAAGAATTAGCCAAAGCAATTAGTATTAAACCAGTTGATGTGGTATGTACTGAATGCTCAAACGAATTTAAATTAGCTATCGATTTTGACTATGCAAGTTTTTTCGCTCGAGGCTTTTGACCCTAGATAATGATGCCATCGTAGAATTGCTTGATTCCTACGATAAAGAGTCAAAAGCCTTCAGAGAAGAAGCATTACGTATGTGTTGGTATATGCGTGGTGGTTTAAGTTATGAAGATGCAATGTTTTTAACACAGCAAGAAAGAGATATTATCGGAAAGATTATTAAAGATAATATGGAAACGACCCAGAAGTCAGGGCTGCCTTTTTTTTAGTAAAACACTAATCTACATTTTTAAGTAAAGCAGATAAATAAACATATAGGAGATTTATATGTTTATTGAAAACAAATACAAGCGGTGGTATGATGCAATTGTCAGTAATGCACAATTGAGATCAACACCGCTTTCTTACAGTGAAAAACATCACATCATACCAAAATCAATCGGAGGACAAGATAGTAAAGATAATCTTGTTCATTTGTCAGGGCGCGAGCATTTTATATGCCATTGGTTGTTAATTAAAATAACAACAGGTAGCAATCGTGAAAAAATGATATATGCATTAAACGGAATGCAGCGTGTATCACGTACTCATCAACAAGAACGATATATTACTAAAATTACCAGTCGTGTATTTGCTAATCTTAAAGAAGAATTTAGTAGAATACATTCTGCACGACTTACAGGTCGCACCATGTCTACAGAACAAAAAGCTAAAATATCTGCAGCAGGAAAAGGAAGAATACAATCTCAAGAAACTATAGATAAACGCAGTGCATCTTGTACAGGTAAAAAAAGAACACTTGAACAAAAAGAACGTATGAGTATTGCTCAAAAAGGGAGAATAGCGAAAGAATATTCCCAAGAAGAAAAGAATATAATATCAGCAAAAATATCTGCAGCAAATAAAGGTAGAGTTATGTCTGATGAAACTAAAGTTAAACTTTCTGCGATTAATAAAGGAAAAAAGTTACCGCCAAAAAGCGAAGAAACAAAACAGAAGATGCGTAAACCAAAAACAGAAGCACATAAAAAAGCAATATCAGACGCACGTAAAGCCAAATATGCAATACCCGTACCAAAGTCATTATAAGAGCAAAAGACATTTAAGTACATTTAAAGAATGTCTATAGACATTCGCATTTCGCTTGCGCTCATGCCTTTTTTTCTAATCTAATTAATCTAATTTACTTTGATATGTACTGTAATGCTTTTGACTTTAAAACTGCTTCATCCAGATTATAGTCATACTTCACCCACTAAAGGCAAAGTAAAACAGAGCGACTTCATCCGAGTGCTTCATCATACTAACTAAAAGAGATTATATTCATTTACACGGAAGCGGTCGCCCTGTACTCCCTACTCTTGCTTCTTACGACGGTTGATGCATAATCCGTAGTTAGCCAAACTATGTCATCATATGGGTTGTATCTTTTTCACAGTGCCCAAATCATTCGGTTTTTACACCTAATTTTTATATTGTTGATTCGCTTTTTATAGCACAATACCAAGTCGCCATTCAGTGTATAGTCTAGTCTATACGTTCCACTCGGAGCCATTATGCGACCGAGATCTCCTCTGAATACAGAACTTAATCTGCGATAGGGCTGTTAAAACATTTACTACTTTACTACGGAGTTGGAATTTGTTTCTATGAGAGTGACTTGGTGTCTGAGAGCTGTGTGTTTATTGTAATACGTTTAGTGTCGTTGGTCAACTGTTTTTATCAATCTTTAAATCTTTTACAGAGCCTTTACCAAGTTTAATCTGTATGATACCGTTGTAGTTATTTTCCTTCAACAGCACACCTTCTGTAAATTGATAGTACGCTTCCATATAGTTTGTTTCACCGCGACTCTTACACAAATGTATAATTTCGCGAGTAAACTGTTCTTTGCCTAAAGCTAATATATCTGCTACTAATCGACTCGAAGAACCCCAATAGTCTTTCCAATCAGTTTCGATTGTTTCTAGACGTTTGTTCTTTTTGCCTTTTAGTGGTGGTCTTTTTTTGATAGTTTTAAAATACTTACGGCCAACATAATCGTAGCCGTTAGTAAGATTGGTTATTCTATAAATGAAACCGTAGTATGCACCAATATCCTCAGAGTCAAATATTACACCATTGTACGTCCAAGGATATTCGTATGTCATACGTTATTTATTTTGCAGCCGCTGCATTTTTCTTCTCTTGGATTTCTGCACGACGAGCTTTTGCCAATTTAGCCAAGTCACCTAATGCACCACGAGCACGTGCCGCTGCGGCTTTAACACCTTTAACTTCAAATTTTTCTGATTCTGCTACGTATAATTCTACTGCTGCTAAAATATCATCATGAATTGCCATGTTTACTTCTCCTTGTTGTTGTGTGTATTTAACCACCCTGTATTGGATGGTAAAATTAAATTACTTCTACGTCAGTACTATATGATGTAAACCCATTTTCTTTGGTTACAGTCATAATGTTATTAACTCGCCCCGCAAGTTCATCTTTATGCGAAACAAGCCAAATACTTTTCTCATGCTCTCTAGACATTTTTTTAAGTATACCCAATGAACTTTCAACTCCGCTACTGTCCATGCCGCTGTCAATAAGCTCATCAATGAATAATAAGTTAATAGGATTGTATAAACTTTCCCAGACATCACGGAATGCCCACGATAAACTTAATATCAAGCGATTGCGTTCACCACGTGATAAGTTATCAAAGTCTAGTTCACGGCCTAACTCTGTAATTTCTACACTTAAATCGTTTAAGAATGTTACTGTATGTGGCAATCCTATACGATCTAAGTATTGACTTAGGCGTGCGTTTAAATGCGACAAGTTTTGATCAATAATACGTTTACGAATAAAGCTATCTTTGTTAGTTAATAGTTTCAACAAGAAGTCTTGATGTTCTTTTAACTTAACTAGCTCGTTCATAGTAGTATAATCAGTTTCTACTAATGCAGTCTGTGTCATCTCTTCGATTTGTTCAGCATATGGATCAACTTCTGTAGCCTTAGCGGCCAACTGTGTTTCTAAACTAGTAATAGAACCCTTGTGATGAAACGCATCTGCTTCTTTATCGTAATATACTCGAGGTTGCGCACCAAGAGGACCAATTTCTGTTTTAGCACCTATCAGCGCCGTTAATTGTGTTTGATCAGTTTGGTACTGTGTAGTAGCAGTTTCGAGTGATGTACGTTTAGCCGCTAACACTTCTTCGTGTTTGCTATCGTGAAAATGTTGACCGCAGGCATAACAAGTATGTGCTTCGAGGTCGGCAATTTCTTTAGTAACTTTATCTATAGTCTTTTGTTCACGGGCAATATCTGCTTCGCTACGCAAAATGGCCTTGGTCAAATCATCTAAGTCTTTACGCTGTTGGTTGTAAGCAGTAAGCGCAGTGTGTGCCGCTAGCTCTTGTTCAATATCAATTTTACGTAGTTCTGTAAGGGCATTTTGTAGTTTTACTGTGTCATCTGCATGCTTGGTAGTCCACATAGTTTGCCGGCGTTTTAAGCTGTCAATTTGCTCTTGAATACGACCATTTGCGTCGGTTATAGCCTTAATATTGAACTCTTCTTGCTGTATTGCATCCTTAGTAGCACGACCCAACTCTTTAAGTTTTTCTGCCTTTTCACTTAAGACAGTGATACCAAGTAGCTGTTCAATAATTTCACGTTGGTCGTTAGATTTAAGACTAAGGAATGGTTCAGTGTAAGTGTTAAGCGCAACAATATGTTTAAACATATCATGCTTCATGCTTAACATACGCTCAATCTCAGCTTGTGTTTCTCTACTGTCACCTTGACTTTCGTCGGTAATTTCTTTTTCTTCATCGCCTACGTAAAACTTCATTATGTTAGGCTTACGTCCACGTTCAATCTTATAATCTTGCCCGTTATGCTCGAACTCAACTGTAACTAACATGTTCTTACCATTAGTTTTATTAATTAAGTTATCACGTTTAATATTAGTTAATGCTTGCCCGAACAAACTATAGCTTAGTGCATTGATGATAGTTGTTTTACCAGTACCGTTACGTGCGCCACTATCATCTCCACCCAAGTCAACGTTAACACCAAGCACTAATGTGAGGTCATTGCGATCGAAGTCCACTGCTTGCGTTGCATTACCAACGCTCATGAAATTTTTAACTGTAAGATTTTTTATTTTAAAGGTCATATTATAAGTTTAACATCTTTGCATATTGAATGTAAACATTTTCGATTAAGTTAGTATCAGTGATATGATAATAAGGTCTAATCAATGTATTATCATACTCGTCCCATAAATTAATAGGGCATTCGTGCAATATATACTTACTAAAATCCCAAGTGACTGTTGGGTTAAACGATTTGTGTTCGAATCCACCTTGACTCCATGCCCATGTTAAATTAGGCGTTGAGTCAAGTAATTGTAAAGTAAATAATATAAAAATATAGTTTTTTTCTATTAGATTAGGAAGATCCACTGCCTCTTTAAAAAATTCTTGAATTATATTAATTTTTTTGATAGTTAATATGTTGGCAGTATTTTTAGCCACGGTGTTCCACGAAGCACAAATCATCGATTTATCGTTGGAGGGCAAAGCAGCATTCCAATATCTAGATACATTATCTGATTGTATAAGAGTATCACTATTTAATGAAAATTCCTGTCTGACAGAACTGGTAGCATTATAAATTAAATAATCACAGTTATGGGCTAGCGCATGTTTAACTTGTAAATAAATTAAATAATTACTTGCACCGACACTAGATAGATTAATTATATTAATATTTGGATACGATAGTGTTAATAAATCAACCCAATTATCTCCATATTTAGGATCGGAACTACAAAAGCTATCACCGCAGATATATAAAGTTTTACTCATAGTACCATTTCAACTTATCATCATTGATAAAATTACTGCAATAATGATTATAATTATATTCAACGATCTCTTGAACTTGATTGGCTAATTCATTAATTGGTCTATTACTTAAATTAGTAAGCAAGGATATAATAGTAGTCATACGTATTGATGAATTATCGATGGTATCGTATGATTCGTCCCAAATTGATTCAAATGTTTTAAATCCAAGTAATTTTAATTGAGCTAATGTTCCTTTAGAACCAACAAGAATAAATGGTCGTTTAGATAAAATACCCTTGATAGTTTTTTCAGAAATCCACGAATATGGATAATCATATACTGTTTCTGTTATAACATAGATTAATGCATGTTGTAAGAAAGATGGTTGAAAATCGGAAATTCTATTATCGTGCAGATCGGGGTAACTTGATAAATCTTGATATTGATTTATAAATTTTTTCGAATATTGAGTTAATAGCGCATGATCGTTATTAGTAAGGAGCAGTAAGTCATTTATTCGAATAAATGGAATAGTAGATCTTAATGCCACTGCCGTGTTTGTAATACCACAAGTATCTATCAATGGGCCTGTAGAATTAGGTGATGATCTAAACATATGGGATATATACCCTTGGTCTACTAGATTTGAATTAGCTAGATGACTAAGAAACAAAATTCGATGTGATCTTTGCTCACCATTTAAACAAATAAATAACCGACTTAATTTATTAGTTGAATAATTAATAGGATTAACTAATTGTGGAGCGAGTAAAGGGATGAATATAGATTCAATCACAGTAGGAGGGCTTACATTAAATAACTTACAAATATTGAATATTTCGGTATGCATACCATACGTTGCTGAAAAATAAATTAAAAATTCAGTAGGCAATCCGAAATATTGGCAACATCTAAAAAAATTGTAATTATTATTGCCCATTGGTACCTGCTGATTCTCTACATAATAATCAGTATCGATATTTAATATTAATATTCGTTGATTGGGTAAAAATGTATAGTCTTTCCATTTTTCTGCCCATGCGTAAAACTCATTGGGGTTATTATCGTGCAGGAAAAAATCAAAACAATCAACAAGTTCGAATCGATCAGTTAATTGTTTAATTGTTGAATCTCGTAATTTATTCAATGAATTATCAGTATAGTCCATGATTATTTTTTATTAATTGTAAATTTTTCAATGGTATCGTTATTAATTGCAAATTTTACCACTTCGACTATATGATTTACAGTAAGGTGCATCCGTGAATCATAGAATGATTTAATCACTTCGGGGGTATAGATTCCTCTCGCTTCTGGAAAATTAGTTTTTGTCCTACCAGGCCGAATTTCAATTAATTTATACTCAGACGATAATTCATCACGTAAACAATCGATAAACGTGGATAATCCAGATTTACTTGCAGCATACACACTATCGCCACCAATATTTTTTTCAACGCACCGACTAGTGATAAAAATAACCTTGCCTGATGCATTTTGATTGATAAATTTTTGAGTTAAGTATATCGGCGCTCTGAGATTAGTATCTAAGATTCTGAAATAATCATCAACTTTATGAGTAACAAATGTATTTCCTCCGCCATTAGCATGACCGGCATTATTGATTAAGATATCAATTCCACTCAGGTTGATTTTTTCTAAATCACTAATTAAATTTAGATCATAATCTAGTCTGTTAATATCAACTATAGTATGATCTCTACATAATTCGGATTTAAGAGCGAGTCCGATGCCAGATGTTGTACCAGTAATTGCGATTCTCATAAATTCCTGTAGATGTCTAATAACAATGCTGGATTATAATGCTCACTGTTAATAGCTGTTAGTTGACTAGTTACAATAGTGTCAATACTTTCAAATTGAATATTGCCTAACATAATATCTGTACCAACATCTGTATGCTTAACTGGAATTAGTGTAAGCTCACGTAGATTATAAGTGCCTACAAACGTTTCTTTAATAAAAGTTGCTTCTTCATAAGAAATATCCACATCAATGTTTACACGACAGTGCATGCCTTTTTGTAATAATGCTTCTGGACTTTGTAGTATACCACTTAACGTGTAGACACGATACTTGGGTTGATCCGGCCAAGCATGAAATGTGGGTTCTTCACCCCAGGATAATATCATCATACCGCGTTCATCATCGCCAGCGTCGGCATAGTTATGCGGGAATGCATTGCCAATATAGGTAATATTTTTACCAGTTTGACGTTTATGAAAGTGACCACTGTAGACATGATCAATATGCCCGAAGTCTTCGCGTCTAATCTCGCCGTGTTCTGGCATCTGTACCATGGCGTTCATATAGTAGCCCGGTAATTCGAAATGCCCAAACATATATTTGGCATTAATTTTTTGTATCTTTTTATGATCATCGCCTACTAACCACGGAACAATACTAACATCACCTTCTTGATAAAAGTCGTTAATAATTTCAATGTTAGGAATATGTCGTGCCCACTCAGCTGATTGTATATCACGCTTGTCGCGATAATATAAGTCATGATTGCCCGGAATGAATATAACACGCTCAAACGCTTTGCCCAACAACTCTAACGCTGTTAGACTGTAGTTTAACGTGATGATATTAATTGCCGCTCGATTATTATGCCAGTCACCTAACATAAAGCAAACATCACAACCTTCTTCTTTAGCTTTGCTAATAAACCACTTAACAAAGTTTAAACAATCATCATTATGTGTTTGACTATTTGACTTTAAGCCAAAATGCACGTCAGTCAGAACTGCTGCTTTTTTAAATAAATTTGCCATATAATTAGTATATACTACATAACCCTGTAATGTCTAATAGAATGTAACCAAATTACTCGTCTGCTCCGTGTCCGCCACCGCCCCATGAACCGCCGCCTTGATTTTGTCTTGTATAACTAGGTGCGTAGTTGTTCATCTCTAAGATGTCATCACGAATGTTTTGATTACGCTTTTCGATGTTTAGAACACGGGTAAAGCTGTTGGTGATTGCGGCTGTGTAATAGGCAAATGGATTGTCTGATTTGCTTTCATCGAACTGTAGGCCAATCTGACTTAACTGTAGTAATGCTTGACTGCGCATTTCATCGTTATAGGTATAACCGCGCCAGTTGCTACGTGTAGCATAGCGTTCACATAGTTTAACAAACATATGAGCCAACTTAGCAGTCATCTGCCCGTGATCTTTACTAAACGCACCAGTAGTTAAATCACCCTTCCAATGGCTTTTACCTACAATAACTGGAGTTAGGTCTTCAGTTACTGAGTAATGAAAGAATGGTGGAAAGTTTAGCTTAACGTACTTAGTAGCACCTTTAACTTTAACAGCGGGCTCATCATACTCAGTTTCGAATAAATCTTCGTCGTATGCTTCTTGTGCTTTAGCATCAGATTTTTTCTGTTTAACTTCATCGATTGGTATATGTTCCCAGGTCATGACACGGAATACAATGTCAGTGACTGGAATATTTTCTACAGGGATTGCAAATTCATCTAGTTTGCGTTTATTGCCAAGTAACAGTTCGGCTTCTTGTGCTTCTTTAGCTAGTCTAGTTGCACGTGTTGCCCTTGCTTCTGCTACGGATTTTTTAGTAATTGCACTAACATTTGATACAATAGCATCGTAAATGGTTACTTCTTCATTGACGAAACTACAGTATGCTAATTTACTTTTTGCTATTTCTTTTAATATGTCTTTGTTGTTGAGATAATTAATTTTACGAGCCACAGTGTTTGGTTCCTTTTAATTAGTATAACATAATAGCATTGCACTATACAACCTATTTATGCGGTTAATCTTTAACTGCTACTATTTCTCCGGCAATAAATACACTATAACACAGAGGTTTTATTATGGCTCTAAATCCTACAGACGCACCCGTATACGACAATAGAGGCGGATATGTACCGGGACAAGTTCAATCTACTAACGGTGGATATGACCCGTATGCTCCGCAAAATTATACCGGTGCTTATGCACCTAGTTTCGCCGGTGGCTATAACGGTGAACAAACACTAAGCAGTGGTGGCGGCTATAATCCTAGCAACCCTAGTGCATATTTAACAGGCACAGATTCAATTGGCGGTAAAGCCGCGATAACTGAAAATTATAATCAAGGTGCGGATTTCCGAGGCGGGTTTTATGGAGATCAGGTTGAAGAAAGTGGCGGTGGGTTTGATCCATCGACATCATATGAATCGGAAGATGCAAGAAAAAGTCTATTACCAGACAATGCTGCAGTGGCCGCAACAAAAAGCGATCCGTCGATTGCAATACAAGATGCTGGGTCTGGCGCTGGTGCTTCAGATGACGATTGGCGAGTGCGTATAAGTCTAGCAGATAAAGCAACTATATTTTACAAAGCAACAGGCGCAAATCCTAATAATCTTATGGCACCGTTAGTAGAAACAAACGGAGTTATATTCCCTTATACACCAACTATAACTGTATCACATGTAGCCAATTATAGTCCTACTACTCCGGTACACAGCAACTATTCGCAACAATTTTATACCAACAGTGAAGTAAGTGACATTACTATCGGTGGAGAATTTACTGTACAAGGCATCGATGAAGGAAAATATTTACTAGCGGCTATCTACTTTTTTAGATCAGCTACTAAAATGTTCTTTGGTAGTGGAGCAAATGCAGGTAATCCACCGCCAATTGTATTCTTGGATGGATACGGTAGTCACTATTTCCCACATGTGCCTTGTGTGATAACTAACTTTACACACACTATGCCAAACGAAGTTGATTATATACAAATTCCAGTAACAACAACTACATTAACAGAGTCAACTGTTACTCCGTCGACTCCTATGAGTGTAGTAAACGATTCGCTAGGGCCAAAGTATGCACCAGACATGGGCCGTGATGCTACTGCAACAAATAAAGCAGCCAATACAACAAAAACAGAATATAAATCAGTGACAACATCTACCAGGGTGCCAGCAGTAAGTACAATATCGATCACATTGAAACCAATATACAGCCGCAAAAATCTACATGATAATTTCAATCTTGATGCATTCGCCGCAGGCAGACTAATACAAACTGCTACTACCGGAGGATTCCTATAATGTCAGCAGTTACTTATAGTCAAACAAGTCCATATAGCAAAACAGACTCTTATGGATTCTTTTTAGATGTTACTACATTTAGAGATATACCCGCACTTGCGGCTGATGTAGTCTATAGAATTGCTACAACATATAAACATCGTCCGGACTTATTAGCCTATGACCTATATGGCGACAGTGCATTGTGGTGGGTGTTTGCTATGCGTAATCCCAACACTATACAAGATCCAGTGTTTGATTTCTTGCCAGGTACAACAATATTCATTCCTAAAAAAGAAACAATCATTGCGGCATTGGGGTTATAGTAGATGGCTACCGCAGCACAATTACAATCTAAAATAACATCAGCTCAACAAACTCTTGCATCTAATCAGCAAGAGTTAGCTAGCCTACGTCAACGGTATGATCAAAAAATAATAAATGCAAATAGTCCCGGCAATCGTAGTTTGAGGGAGAATTTGTTACAAGACGCTGCAGATCTGCAGGTAGATATAGATAACGCTGTTGATATTATTAGACGACAAGAATTAGCAATAGCAGATTTAAATGCTCAATTACAAGAAGCGCCGGCTATAACATCAGACACCGCTGCAAATAAAATTGCTAACGATCCTCCTGTTGCTAACCCTCCGGTGGCATTACAAGACACTGCAGCTCCGCCAGCACCGCCTACTGAAAATAATACATTGTCACCAGGTGAGGAAAAAAATCTAAGTGTAAGCACGGCCGGCGCCGGAGCGGCAATAAACAACTACGATATTGGTCCTAGTTTTTCAACAAAATCAGAGGCTACTAGCGGCGAACCAACAAAAGCAACTACAGCAAATACTAAAAAGAAAAAAGATCCGATACCTAATCCGTTACTGGCCTACCCGTCTTATACCTACGGAATAAGTTTAGCATTACTAACAGTTAAAGAATATAATGATATTGTTAGCGATGTTAAAAATTACCAATCAAATCGTGTTATTATAGCTAGTGCAGGCAGATATAACATCGACGAAGGTGCATCAATGTTTAAACGTGCACCATTCTTTGCTGAAGATTTTTACTTTGACAACTTAAACATGACCACGGTAATTGGTCTTAATGATCGTTCACGTTCGACTAATGCAATCAATTTTACATTTACTATCATTGAACCATATGGAGTTACACTATTAAATCGAATTCTTGACCTTAGTGCTGATATCGAATCATTAAATTACATAGCACAGCCTTATCTGTTACAAATTGATTTCTTTGGCATGAACGACGCTGGTGAGATTGTTGGAATCATCCCCGATCAAACAAAACGTATACCTATTCGTATTTTAAAAATGGATATAAAAGCATCTGCAAAAGGCGCAGAATATCAAATGGAAGCGTGTCCGTATAGTCATTCCGCCTATGATCTATCAACAATCACTACACCAGCAAACTTTGAAATAACTGCAGGCACACTTGAAAGTTTTTTACAAAGCACTGTTGAGGAAACGGCTTTTGCTGACGCAAAAAAACAACGAGAAGGACTAATTGGCAAAAACGGTCAATTTCAACAGGATGATAACGGACTTCTGACAGTTAGAGGCGGCACAAACCAAGTCGTTCCGCTAACTGCTATAGGAAATGCAAGTGCAGAATCTACTAATTCTATTAGAGGCAAAGATGCATTCTATAAAGTAAAATCATATGGTGGTGCCATTACTGCATATTATGCAGACTTAGCCGCTAGAGAAAGAACAACAATTGCAGACAAATATTATTTTAAAGTTCACCCAGATATCATTAAGGATGGCGCCACTCAATTTAATCTTAATATTGAAACATTAAGTACAGCACAAACTCCGATGGCCAGCGAAGAAAACGGAATGTCTATTAGGGGCACTCCTGGAAGTTTAGATCATGGCCTTCGGGTATTTGCAATTAATACAGGTACAAGTATAGATCAAGTTATTGCCTTTGCAATGCGTCACACCAAGTACTTACAAGGACAAGTGCAACCAGTTTCAAAATTTAAAGACGACACGGAATATAAAAAATATCTTGAATCACAGGCCAACGAGCCGCTAAAATGGTATAAGGTTGTACCAACTATAAAGTTAGGTGAATATAATACAACACAAGAAACATGGGCTCGTGAAATAACCTATCATATACTTCCGTATACAGTATACAATACAAAAACACGTGAAGGACCACAAGGAACGTGGACTGAACCGTGTAAAATACATAATTATTGGTACACTGGAAAAAACAATGATGTACTTGATTTTAATGTTGAATTTAACGCACTGTACTATACTGCCGTCACAGCATATAGAGAAAACTTATCTAAGACACAGAATCTATTAATAGATGAAACTACTAATGCAAAAATTACGCCGGAGTCGAGAGAAGCCAATGCAGTAATGCCTCAGGGCAAGAAAAAAGTTGTAGAAAACTCACAGCAACACTCGTCTAGCGGTGCTGTAACAGTAGAAGCAATTGCACTAGCTGATATTGAAGCATCGTTGTATACAACAGCCGGTGGCGATATGCTTCAGGCAAAATTAAAAATAATTGGCGACCCACAGTATATTAAACAAGATGATGTTTTTTATCCACCAGAAATGACTGTATTGTCGGACCAGGTTGATGGAACAGGAATAGAACCTCGATTAATTGCCAATGGTAGTCTACGTATGGACCAAGGTGAAATCTATGTACAGATAACAGTTAAAAGTCCAAGCGATATAGATGAAGCAACCGGGTTGATGAAGTTTGATTCTAAATATTCAACGAGTTTATTTTCAGGAATGTATCGCATATTAACTGTTGAAAGCACATTCACCGGCGGAAAATTTGAACAAACATTGGATGTGGTACGCTTACCTCGACAAACATCACTTGAACCAAAATATCCCTCAAAAACTGCTAATAAAGAACGTGAAGTTGAAGCAGTAACTCCATTACCAACCGATGTAGCCGCGGCTAATGTTGCATCTACTGCAACAACAACCGGTGATGATAAAGCTCCAGATAGTGCACCAGTCGAAGATACCGCACCACCAGTGCAAACTGCTGAAGAAAAAGCATTGGCTAAAGTAGATGCAACTGCACCAGAGACTGCAATAACTACACAAACAGAACCAGTAGCAATACCGAGCCCCGTTCCACCAAGTGCAGAAAAATTAGCATTAAAAGCTACATCAGATCAAGCCAGAGCCGCAAGAGATCAAGCACAATCTGCAGCAAATACTGCGTTAGATGCAGTTGCGCAAATTGAATCTAGAATTGAGACTATACGTGCTAACCTTGATAGATACCCCGACAGAGTAGCACGAGGAGTATTAACACAAGCCGAGGCTGCCTCGTTAATTGATAATAATCAACAAAACTTGGCTCTAGCACAGAATCAGTTAGCAACTGCACAAGCTAAGTATGCACCCTTGGATGCAGCCAATAAAGCCGCACAAACTGCATACGTTAACGCATTAGATGCATATACAAGAGCGGCTTAATCAAAAATAAGGAAAGTAATAAATGGCAATAGATCACAGAGTTGGTAGTAAGGTAGTTAAACATCTACGCAGAGAAGACGCTGCCGCCACTAGAGTTGACCCACATCCATACATTGGTATTGTTAAAAACAATTTAGACCCAACTCGCGCAGGTAGACTACAAGTATGGATTCCGGATTTAGGTGGCGACCCTGACGAATCATCAAATTGGCGCACAGTTAGCTATGCTAGTCCGTTTATGGGTACAACTGATATCGCATCAAAATATGCAAACAAACCCAATAGTGATAATAAATTTGTAAATGTTCCACATACCTACGGTATGTGGATGGTGCCACCTGATATTGGTGTAGAAGTAATTGTAATATTCATTGCTGGCGACCCGTTACGTGGATATTTTATTGCCTGTGTTAACTCAAAGGTTAGCAGACACATGATGCCAGGCTTGGCCAGCAGTAATAAGATCGATACATCGGGGGCATCAGCTGATACTAAAAAATCATATCAAAATGGAATTACTGCCCCTGTAGTTGAATATAACGAAAATGATCTTACAGCTAGATCAAATCCAAACTTTATTGATAATCCTAAACCAATACACGAACAACAATATAGTATATTGAAAACACAAGGGTTAGATAGAGACACTGCTCGTGGTACAATTACTAGTAGTAGCCAACGTGAAAGTCCGAGTAACGTTTTTGGTATTAGCACACCCGGTCGCCCATATGCAGATGATCCTGCTAACAATCGCGAAGCATATCTTGCCAAACAAAAAGCTGGCACGTTGACTGAAGACGATTATCGCTTTTCAACTCGTGTCGGCGGCCACACGTTTGTCATGGATGACGGAGCCGTAACAGGTGAAAATCAATTAGTAAGATTGCGCACTGCTGGTGGTCATCAGATAATGATGAATGATACTGCGACTGACAATACTTTGTACATCTCGCATAGTGATGGTACAAGCTGGGTTGAATTAACTAAAGACGGTGCGGTCAATATCTATACAAATAATGGGTTTAATGTAAGAAGTGAAGGGTCTATTAATTTACATTCAGACAATAATATAAACCTTAATGCCGCTAATAAAATAAACATGAAATCAGGCAGTAAATTTCAAATTGACTGCGGTAGTTTTAACATGTTGTCTACTGGGGTAGTTACTGTTGGCGCAGCTGGTACTATAGGATTACAAAGTGATTCGCCCGTTAACATCGACGCCGCAAGTATATCAATGAAAGCAGCCGGAGATATTGCTCACACCGGTGAATTGATTAAACAGAATAGTGGCGGCGCACAATCAGTTAATAAGCCAAAAGAAATACAAATCAATAATTTATCAGACGTTGTACTTAATTCAACAGTTGGCTTATATACCAGTACCGGTAGTTTATCTTCGATAGTCACGGTCGCTCCTACGCACGAACCATATAGACGAAGTGCGCCATTGCCGTTTGCAGCGGCAGAATCAATTGGACAACAACCTGCTGAAACATATACAGGTAAGACTGATGCAACTAAAACAGCCGCCGGCACAGGAGTTAAAAATCCAGCCACTGAAGTTGATCTACGAAATCAACCTACCACTGACTGTTCAATTGGCGGGCTAACTTCTGCACAAATGACAGCGTACTATGCAGTTATAGGTAAAAGCGAAAGCGGATCTCCCGGACGAGGTGGACAAGCAAACGGTGAAAGCGGATATCGATGTATCAATAGTATCGGATTCGTAGGGAAATATCAATTTGGATATCCTGCATTACAGGATGCCAAACATGTTAAAATGTCCTGCGGTAGTAATGCACAGTTACGCAACCCAAATAACTGGATTGGCAAAGACGGCATTGATAGCTTAGAAAAATTCCTAAACAGTCCAGCCATACAAGAAGCTGAGATGTGTGCTTATACCAAACGCAACTACAAAACATTATGTAATATTGGTACTGTGACTAAAGATACTCCTCTCGAAGATGTAGCGGGATTATTGGCAGTTAGTCACTTACTAGGCGCTGGCGGCGCCAAACAATGGCGTGGCGGTAGTGGCAAAACAGATGCTTTTGGTACTACCGGCGATAATTATTTTGCCAAAGGCAAATATGCCGTTGCAGTACTAGGACCAAAAATGGCCACATTAGATCAACCAATTAAATCCACATAACCCTAGGATAAATATTATTATGGCTATTTTATATAAAGGTTTCTCAACAGTAGGACGAAATAAAAAGTTTCGTCTAACTGACTTTGAGTTAATTAAGCAAGATTTAACAAATCACTTTCAAATCCGCAAAGGTGAGAAACTGATGAATCCTAATTTTGGCACTATTATATGGAACGTTTTATATGATCCATTCACTCCTGAACTTAAGAGTGCAATTATAGCTGATATTAAAGCAATTGCCGCCTATGACCCACGTGTTTCTATCGACAATGTTATCGTTACTGAGTATGAAACTGGTATCCAAATTGAACTTGAACTACGCTATCTACAGACAAATCAAACAAATTTAATGAATCTTAGATTCAACAATCAAAACAGAACACTCACAACATATTAATAAACTACGTACTTTTTTCCTTAAATAAATACATTATAACAGGGAATTAGTATGGCTATTACCACAAGACAATCAGGTTTATTAGTTGCGGAAGACTGGACACGAGTCTATCAAACCTTCCGCAATGCGGACTTTCAAAGCTATGACTACGAAACACTTCGTAAGTCAATGATTGATTATTTACGCTTATATTACCCAGAGGACTTTAACGACTTTATTGAATCAAGTGAGTTTATTGCACTGATTGATTTAATTGCGTTCCTAGGTCAAAGTCTAGCTTTCCGTGGCGATTTAAACGCACGTGAAAACTTTATGGATACTGCACAACGTCGTGACAGTGTGCTTAAATTAGCCAAACTAATTTCATACAATCCTAAACGTAATATCCCTGCCAGTGGATTCTTAAAAGTTGACAGTGTAAGTACAACTGAAACTGTATACGACAGTAACGGTATTAATTTGTCCGGTTTAGTAATCTCATGGTCCGATTCAGCAAACGACAATTGGTATGAGCAGTTCACCGCAGTGATCAATGCAGGTTTATTATCGACTCAATCTGTTGGTAAACCTAGTAACTCACAATTAATTAATGGTATAACCAACGACGAATATCAAATAAATTTAGTACCGAGTATTATTGCAACATATAGTTTTACAACTAAAATTGAAGGCACAACAACTAAATTTGAAATGACTAGTCCGACAAGTGCAGGTAGAACTTTTGTATACGAAGCTGCACCTCGTCAAAATCAACCATTTAATCTACTTTATCGTAATGATAATTTAGGTAATACCAGCAATAATACAGGGTTCTTTACCTATTTTAAACAAGGTGAATTAAAATCACTTGATTTTACATTCCAAGAAAGCACACCAAATCGTGTGTATAGTGTTAACGTAGATAATATTAATAATACTGACATATGGTTATACAGTTTAGATGCGCAGGGCCTACCAAATGCAGTATGGACACAGGTTGCGACAGTAAACAATACCAACGTTATCTATAATAAAAGCACTAATAAATCTGTATTTCAAGTCAACACCAGAGCCAGTGATCAAATTGATCTAGTGTTTGGTGATGGGTCTTTTGCTAATATACCTCAGGGTAATTATAGACTATATTATCGTGTAAGTAACGGTGCTGATTATAAAATTACTCCTGATGAGATGCAAGGTATAGTTGTACCGATTAATTACATCAGCCGAAGTGGTCGTATTGAAACACTTACTGTTCGTGCAAGTTTGCGCTACACAGTAGCCAACGCTAGTTCACGTGAAACACTCGACGAAATACGTCAAAAAGCACCACAACAATATTACACACAAGATCGTATGGTAACAGGCGAAGATTACAACATCTTACCTTATACCTTGTTCAGTAATATACTTAAAGTTAAAGCAGTTAACCGTACTAGTTCTGGTATTAGTCGCTACTTAGATGTTATTGATACAACTGGAAAATATTCAAGTACTAACATCTTTGCAGATGATGGTGTACTATATCGTGATCCATTTGTCAACACCTTCTCTTTTGACTATAACACAAGAAATGATATTTACAAAGCAATCTACAATAAAGTAAAACCAGTGGCGTCAGCACAGGAAACAATACAATTTTTCTACAGCAAGTACTCGACTATCACTATTACTAACGCATACTGGAATTATTCAACAACTGTGGCCAATGGGTCCACTGGATATTTCATCGATTCAAATGATACTATACTTCAAGTTGGCGACATAGTATCTACAAATAACAAATTTATTAAACAAAGTTCTATAATTAAATTCTCTGCAGGCGCCGGTAACTATTTTGATGCACGTAATACTATTCAACCCGGTATACCCAGCAAGGCAGGCGACAAATATTTCATCTACGCAAGTGTTCAACAGGTTATTGGTGATGGAACCAATGGTGGCGCAGGCAATTTAGCCAACGGATCTGGTCCGATTATATTAGGTGAGCAAGTACCCGACGGTGCATTGGCTATTGCAGTTTACGCAGTATTTGACACTGACTTTTCAACAGCATTGGTAGATTCTATTGTAGAGTATGTGCAAGCATACGAAGATTTCGGGCTACGATATGATATTGATACTACATCATGGAAATTGATATTACCAGGAGATTTAGATACAGGTGAATTTAATTTAGGCTATGCAGGTAATACCAGCAGTACAGGATTAGATGCCAGCTGGCTGATACGTTTTAAAACAGTGGGTCAAACCTACACAGTATTATATCGCGGATTAAATTATGTATTTGAAAGTGTAAGAGAAACTAACTTCTACTTTGACAATACAGTTAAAGTATTTGATCCAAAAACTGGACTTACAGTACACGATAATATTAAAATATTAAAAGTTAATAGTAATCCAGATGATGCAACTCCGTTGGCCTTGGATTATACATGGTACATTTACAAAAATATTATCGAAGTTGATGGCTACGAAAATCCTAGTAAAATTTTAGTTACATTTTCAGACATAGATAATAATGGTATTTTAGATAATCCAGAATTATTTGAATTAATTGTTAATCCCGATATCGATACTAATAGCAAATATGTATTTTTCCAATCAACATACGGATATGATAATTTTGTTACACAAACTTTAGTAAGTAATGACCTAGTAGAATCAACTTATACAACTTTGGTCGCAGCACAAGCCGATGCCACTTTGTATACGTCTGGCAAATTATTTTATATTGCGCCAGAAAATAAATTCTACCAACTAACTGTTACTGGTTCAGCATACGTATTAAACGAAGTATTTGATTATACTGCTAAAGTGGGACGTCAAAATTTGTACTTCCAATATAGACATAATAGTCCTAACTATCGTCGTATTGATCCAAGTCCAAATAATATTATTGATTTGTATCTATTAACAAAACAGTATTCAACTGATTATACGGCATGGATACAAGATAGCACCGGCACTGATGCTGAGCCAACTGCACCAACAGTTGATGCACTGAGTACAGAATTTAGTAGTTTAGAAAATTACAAAAATTTAACAGACACTATCATTTATAATCCTGCTAAATTTAAACCAATATTTGGTGCCAAGGCGCCAGCTGCATTACAAGCAACATTTAAAGTTGTAAAAAATGCAAGTATTATTGTCAGTGATAACGATGTTAAAACTAAAGTCATTGATGCAATTAACACTTATTTTGATGTTGCAAACTGGGACTTTGGTGAAACATTTTACTTCAGTGAATTAAGTGCCTATCTGCATAGTGTGCTCGCACCAAACATTGCAAGTATAACAATTGTTCCGTCAAGCGAATCGAGTACATTCGGTAGCCTGTTACAAATCAATGCAAACTATAACGAAATTATTGTAAGTGCGGCCACCGTGGACAATGTACAGATTATTAGTGCAATTACCGCGGCGCAAATCAACCAAACTGTATTGGCTTAAATACTATATAACACTTGAGATTATAACGACATGGCGACAAAAAAGACTTCAAATTTTCTTCCTACCATATTTCAAACCGACGTTAACAATAAGTTCTTGTCGGCTACTATGGATCAGTTAGTAACTGAACCAAACTTAAGAAATATATATGGCTACATCGGAAGAACATTTGCGCCGACATATAAGAACAAAGACAGTTACGTAATTGAAAATTCAGCCGATAGACAAAAGTATCAACTTGAGCCCAGCATAGTAGTCCGCAATGACCAAAAAGAAATTACATTCTTTGCTGGCTATAATGACATATTAAATAAAATTGAATACTACAGTGGATTAACTGCAAATCATGATAGACTATTTGATGGCGAATATTATAGTTTTGATCCGCAGATTTCTTTTGATAAGTTTGTTAACTTCAGTCAATACTATTGGCTTGCTAATGGCCCAGACCCAGTTGATGTTAATACAAGTGGAGTTGATTTAGAAAAAACATTTACAGTTACTCGTAATGCAAACATATCTCGTTACGATTTCACCACTGGTGGATTAGTAAAAAATACAATTACCTTGGCACGCGGTGGTCAATATACATTTGAAGTTGATCAGCCGAGCGCAGGCTTTTGGATACAAACTGAACTTGGAGTTGACGGACTAGTAAATGCAACTCCTACAGTTAGCACACGCGATGTACTTGGCGTTACTAATAACGGTGCAGAAACAGGTACAATTACGTTTAATGTTCCACAATCAACTGCGCAAGAACGATATGTATTAATGAATGTAGTAGCTAACGTAGAATATGCTGTTCCTCTTGCCTATGCGGATATACAAAATCGTACGCTTAGTCAGTTTCTTGCAGCTTTTCCTGCGTATGCTGGAATCACAGGTCAACTAAATGGCAAAACTGCAATATTCATTAATCAAAACTTATTAACTAATCGCGGTGAAGAAGCATGGACCATGCCCGAAGTTATTGATCCAGTCACTGGATTAGTTGTACCAGGATACGATGCTGGCACAGTGATTCCAACTGCTCAACGATACGGAGTATGGAGAGTACAGTTTAGTGATATCGGCAACGTCGACGATCCACTAATTCGTTTGGTGCAAGTTCAAGATGTGTTGCTTAACGAAAAAGTCTACATCAGATCTGGGCTCGTTAATGCCAATAAAGAATTCTTTAAAGATTACGATGAGTTCTTCCATGTTGTTCCTGTGATTTCAAGTATACAAGATACACTATACTTCCAAGACGGTAGTGACCCATCTATCTACGGTACAATTAAACTTGTTGATATTGCCGGCTGGGAAATTGATATTGAAAACGACATATTAGGAAAACCTGACTATACTAGTCCTAATGGAGTAATTTTTACCAGCGGACTAAAAGTAAGTTTTGGTTCTGATGTTACTCCGGCATCCTATCAAAATAAAGAATATTATGTTGAGAATGTAGGAGCACCGACCGGTATACAACTAATTGACGTAGAATTGTTAGTTACACCCGAGTTATTTAATGATGAAATAGCATTAAATTATCCAGATGGATTGCCGGGCAATGTGTCTAATGCAGAATATATCACAATTAATCGTTGTAGTAAAGATTTAAACCCATGGTCTCGTGGCAATCGTTGGTTCCATCGTGATGTGATTAAATTAACTGCCGAATACAATAACGTAATTGTTACCTACGATCAAACATATCGTGCCCAACGTCCAATTGTACAATTCGAAGCAGATCTACAACTATTTAATTTTGGTAGAATTGGTAAACGACCTATTGATATTTTAGACACTACCACTCGAGATGCATTTAATGAATTGAATGGACAAGTATTAACTGTTGCCGGCGGCGTTACGTTAGTTGATGGCATGCGAATTATATTCACTAATGATAATGATCCAGTGGTGCGTGATAATATCTATGTAATTAATTTAGTACAAACTCAACTTGATGATCAGGGATTATTAATAGGTCCTGTATATGTAAATTTAAATCCTGCAGATGATGCCAACAATGAAATTTATGATACTGTAGTGGTAAAATCAGGATTTTATAAAGGAACAGCGTGGTGGTACAACGGAGACACTTGGACACAAAGTCAAACAAAAACTAGTCTACAACAAGATCCATTGTTTGATGTATATGATGCTACTGGTACAAGCCTAGCCGATTATGAATCTAGCACATTTGCAGGTACACGATTATTTGGCTATAACAGAACCAGCACAAGTACAATAGCAGATACAGTATTATACTTTCCATTAAAATACAGAACATTCCGTGCGCAAGGCGATATTGAATTTTCTAACTACTTTGACACAGATACATTTAGCTATGTGCGTGATAGAGTGTTATACACTGAACGAATTGCTACCGGCTTCCTACAACAAATTGTAGACAGAAATACTGTGATTCCAAAAAATAATTGGAATACCGTAGTTGAGCCACTTAAACAGTATCAATTAATTACATACATCTATGATGGTATTAATAGTCCTTTTAAAATTGATGTTACTCCGGTAGTATCAGCATCTGTTCCTCATGTTAAAGTTTATAAAAATAATGCATTCTTAAGAAAAACACAATGGACTTTAACGAATAATGCATTAACATTGTCTACTGCGCCAGCGATTGGCGACAAGATTGACATCTTGGTTTATAGTACTGAAGTTAGTGCCCTTGGTCAATACCAAGTACCGCAGAATTTAGATTTAAATGCACAAAATATTGATTTAGAATCATTGACTTTGGGACAAATTAGAAATCATTTAGTTGAGCTAAGTCAAAATAGTAGTGAGCTAGAAGGCGACATACTTAGTGAAAGTAATCTTAGAGATATTGAGATTAAATCACAAGGCGGTAACATACTGCAGCACAGTGCACCGATATCAAATGCAGCATTGTTTTTATTAAACGACAGCACAAACTTTATCGATGCAATTCGTTATGCACAACAAGAATATGCTAGATTTAAAAATAAATTTTTAGAACTAAGTGCTACACTATCGGGCATACAACCAACTGATCCTGTAGCCAGTGTAGATTTAATCTTAACAGAAATTAATAAGATTAAAAACAAAACATTCCCATGGTTCTACAGTGACATGGTACCGTATGGTACATTAAAAAATATTGTCAATGGTGTAGGTTATACAATATTTGATCCATTGGTACGTTCATATGAAATTACTACAGTATTTGATGCATTTGCATTAGGCAATACTGCGGTATTGGTTTATTTAAATGATGTACAATTGATCATAGATAGAGATTACACATTTGATACAGATCGTCCAGCAATAACATTTAAGGATACTGTTACATTAGAAGTAGATGACAATGTTAAATTTGTAGAATATCAAGATACCAACGGATCTTATGTGCCAGAGACTCCAAGTAAGTTAGGTTTGTATCCTAAGTTTATTCCTGAGATCTTTTTAGACGATACGTATCGCACACCTATTAATGTTATTCGTGGACATGATGGTAGCATAACTCCGGCATTTGAAGATTATAGAGATAGTTTTGTATTGGAATTAGAAAAACGTATATACAATAATATTACTCTAAGAGATGCAGGCAGTTATCGAGACATATATGCAGTTATGCCGGGTAAATTTAGAACAGGTGATTACTCGTTAGCCGATGCCAATCAATTGTTGTCTAAGAATTTCTTAACGTGGATTGGTAATAATAAAATTGAGTTTACAGTCAATGATACATTTGAAAGCAATGATCCATTTACATGGAACTATGGTCGTTTTGTTGATAGAATCGACGGTGAAATATTACCTGGTAGTTGGAGAGCCTGCTATCAATATTTTTACGATACAATACGTCCACATTTGACGCCTTGGGAAATGTTGGGTTTTTCTACTATGCCATCATGGTGGGTAGAAGAATACGGTCCTGCACCTTATACAGGTGGTAATAAACTACTATGGGATGATTTAGAACTGGGATTAATTAAATATGGTGAACGTGCTGGTATAGATACTGTTTTTGCTCGTCCTGGATTATCAGCAGTTATCCCAGTTGACGTAAATGGACTTTTATTGAGTCCAGCAGCAATTATGACTGGATCGTTTAACTCTGTCAGAGCCGCAACAGCATGGGCAGTGGGACAGCAAGGACCAGTTGAAACTGCATGGCGCAACAGCAGTGATTATCCATTTGCTGCACAGCAAGCACTGGCATTGGCTAAACCAGCTAGATACTTTGGCTTATTAATGGATGTATCACGTTATTCAAAAAATAATGTATTAGAACAATATATAACTGATACAAATGATCATATTAAACAAACATCATTGACATTTAATGGTGACACAACATCTGGCACAGTAGTTAGAACAGCGGGGTATATAAACTGGATCGCAGATTTCCTAGTAAATCAAGGAATTAATCCTTCTACTGTTATCACTCCGTTATTGAAAAACTACGAAGTTAACCTTGCATACAAAATGGCCGGGTTCAGTGACCAAAAATATCTACAGGTGTTAGCAGAGCAAAGTTCACCGACAAGTACAAATGATAGTATTATTATTCCAAATGAAAACTATAATGTACATTTGTATAAATCAACTCCAGTTGATAGAATAGCCTATAGCGGTGTGATTGTTGAAAAAACAACAAATGGATATAGTGTACGTGGATATAATTTATCTAATCCGTATTTTACTATCATACCAAGTGTTATAAACACAAACGCATATAAAATTACTGTGTTAAACAATTCAGTAACTGTGTTTAGGGATTATCAAAACTTAAAACTAACAGTGCCCTACGGTTACGAATTTAATACTCAACAACAGATAGCTGATTTTTTAATTAGTTACGAAAGACATTTAATGGCTCAAGGGTTCACATTTAATGACACCGATGAGCAACTAGGTGAAACTCGTAACTGGAAACTATCGACTAAAGAATTCTTGTTCTGGGCACAACAAGGTTGGGCACCTGGTAGTATCTTAGTATTAAGCCCAGTGGCTAATGTGATAAATGCCGTTACTGTTGGTGCAATCACAGATGCTATTACAGATAGCCAATATGGTTCTAAAGTATTAGATCAAAATTTTGCATTGGTCAAGACTACGAACTACAATGTATTGCGTAGTCCAACTTCATTCAAGTTAACATTGACTAACGATGCAGTTATTGGCTATATTGAATTAAATCTAGTGCAATACGAGCATGTATTAATATTCGATAATACAACAGTGTTCAACGATATTATATACAAGCCAGAACTTGGTAATAGACAATTTAGATTAAAATTAATTGGACAAAAAACAGCAGATTGGGACGGCAGTTTAAGTGCACCAGGTTTTATTTACAATTCTGGTGACGTAGATGCTTGGACTGGTAACAAGGATTATTTAAAAGGCGACATGGTACAATATAAAAATCAATATTACGTTGCACTACAAAATATTTCAGCAACAATTGAATTTGACTTTGCCTACTGGAAACAAATTTCTACAAACGAAATTAAAAAGGGATTGTTGCCTAACTTTGCTACTATCGCTGCTAAATCTCAAGTATACTATGATTCATATACAAACTTTAAAGATGCAGACCAAATCAAATACAGTCATGGTTTAATTGGATTTAAACCACGTCAATATCTAGCAGATCTCGGATTAAGTGACACTACACAAATTGAATTGTATAAAGGATTCATTAAACAAAAAGGATCTGCTAATGCAATTAATCAATTGTCAAATGCAGAATTTAATAATCTAAGCAGTGCTATAAATTTCTATGAAGAGTGGGCAATTCGTGTCGGCGAATACGGTGCGCTAGATACAAATCCATATGTTGAAATTGCACTTGACGAAAAAGCATTTTCAGTTAATCCAGCAATTGCTACTTTTGTAACTGCTGCTGACAGTGACGGTGTAACTACATTTAATAAATCACAACTATATAAATCAACTGAACAATATGCAGGTACTATTGCGTTAGATAGAAATGCGCAAAGTGATTACAATAATGATATCGCCACTGCTGGATATGTAAATATCGACGACGTTGATACTACTATATTCGATCTTGCTAATTTTACAGATTTAAATAATCAATTAGCTGATATTGGTACTGGATACAGCATTTGGTGCGCAAAAGACTTTTCGCAAAACTGGAATGTTTATCGAGTATCAGAAACTGACAATCATGTGTTGTTGGTATCTAACTCACTTGATGGATTTGTGACATTTACCACAGATGATCCGCACGGATTGTCTGCAGGTGACATATTCTTAATTCGTAGCTTCACTATAGAATTTGATGGATTCTATCAAGTTGAAGAAGTGGTTGACCTTAATAATATATTAGTCAAATACTCCGGTGATACAACACAATTAACCACACTCGACGGTGACGGTATGTTGTTTATTTTAGACAGCATACGATTCCAGTACATGGAAGATGCACGACTATATTCTCCACGACATCAATGGAAAGTTGGTGAAAAGATTTGGATTGACGACGATGCCGAAACAACAGCAGTACAAGGTCAACCATACGGCACGCAACCAAGTGGCACATGGAAAGTATATGAAAAAACACGCCCATGGGAAATGGGGCAACGCTTAGTAAAACCAACTAGCGAATATTCAGCAAACATAGGCTATGGTCAAGCATTAAAAATGATTGACAACGCTGAGCAAAATATTTTTGTTGGTACTACGTTGTACGCAAACTTATCTGTTTCAACTAACACAGGCGCGGTAAATGTGTTTGATAAAGTTATGGCAGTGGCATTAAGTGGAAATGTCACTGTAACAGCCGGCGATTACATAACGCAATCATCGACTGGTGCTAATTTAACTGTATTAACAAGTGGTGCTAACATTAGTAATATCTCATTAAGCTATTATGGAACTACAACATTAACTACTGGCATTAACAACGGCAATATTGCAATCAACGGATCTAATGTTGCTGTTTATCCAACCACAATAACTAACAATGTGTATGTTGGAACTACAACTATAACACCAGATGGTGCAAATACATTTACCTATGGTTCACATATTGACACAGCAGTCGATGGCCAACAAGTTCGTCTAGCAGTTAACGCACCAACAAGTTCTGGCCTGGCTGGTGCAGCTAATGTTGGTTTAATCTATACCTATAATAAACTCGAAGGCGAAACAACTTGGAATCGCGGACAGGTTATTACAGGTAATGTTAGTGCAACAAGTGGACAATTTGGCTATGGCTTTGCATTTGATGAATTAGGTCACTGGTTATATGTCGGTGCACCTTACGAAGCGACTCCTAAAGTTTATGTCTACGGCTTAAAACGATTTGTAACGGGTAATATTGGAACAGTTACTACATCTGGTTCAGTATCATCTATAACAGTGCCGTTTACTCGAGACCCAGCAGTCAGTTCAACTGATGCTAACTCGTTAGTAGTTACAACTGCAACACGTACATACATTCCAAATATTGATTACACATTATCTGGCACAACGATAACATTTATATCAGGCAATGTAAACGACACATTCACAATTTCACAAGGACCATATTACACCTTAGTTAAAACAATCGACGGACCAGTAGGTAGTGAATTTGGTTTTTGTATTGATGCAAGTTTAAATGGTGCACAGCTCGGTGTAGGCGCACCTGCAGATACAGTAAACGTAGCAGTATTCAGCGACGGAATAACAACAATTGACCGATCAATTCCTGTAGGGTCCAATACTGCCTCGATTACTGTAGATGGTAATGTATTACCGCGTATATCATATGTTGAAAATGTAAGTGCTGGTGCCGTTTATGTTTATGATCGTGTAATTGAAGCATTTGATAGTACAAATGGTACAGTATATACT